TGAGGGTTTACATTTAGTCCTTGTGTTTCATTTTGCTGGGGCATGCTTTGTGCTGCACTAGGATCTCTAGACATCATGCCTACAGCTTCTTGTATTGCCATTAATATTCTCCTTTATATAATTCTTTATATGTTGCGTTAGGTTTAAAGTATCCTGATATATAACAAAATGGTTCAAATATAGCACTATAAATTCTACCCTTTAAAGTAAACTTGCCATAGCCTAGTCTCCATTTAATATCTTGTAATCTATTGTATGCAATCTCTCTCCAAAATGCAGTCCAAAATTTACTACGTCTCATTGCTTTAACTGCAGGTACTGCAAAGTGCCAATAGCCTGCTGTATGTTGTGGTGTTAAGTGTTTTGAAGTATAATATAAATCTAACATATAATCTTCTCTTGAGATTAATCCTTGACGGTATAACTCAGTGCAAATTATTCTTCCTGGTTTATCTCCTCCAGCACCATCAGCTTTTTGTTTTTCAGATACTTTATTACCGCCAAAGCCAACTGCTGTAGTAGTTTTATTGCCATTAGAATCTGTTTGAGTATTTGTTACAGCGTTGCCATACTTATCTGATACTTCATTAGATCTAGCGGCATTATCTACTGCATTATTCTTATCTACTTCTCTACCAGGTCCTCCTTCAGTCTTACTAGCAGCATCTCTAGCAGATGCAATATCTTTATTATTTTCTGTTTCTCTTCGTTCTGCTGAAGTTTTATTAGCACCATAGTTTGCATTTTCGTTATTAGTCCCTGCACCTATAGCGGCATCCCTCATATTTCTTTCTGCTGTATCTCTAGATGATCCTGCAAAGCCTGCTGAAGTTTTTGCAGCATTTACTGCACCAGATACATCTCCATCTGTTACTGCAGCTTCCATTCTATTGTAGGCTTCAGAAGATCTCATAGAAGCAGTAGGTCTTCTTTGAGGAAGATTAGAAATTGGACCTGGATCTATTGCTCTTTCTGCTGCTCTATCTAATTCAGACATCTCATCTCCTGGATCAACTGTAGTACGTTTAGGTTTTATCTGTGGAAAATTAGTTGCACCGGGATCCATTGTATCATTTAACATATCTGAAAGTTCATCCTCACTAACAGGGTTTGCCCACTGACTTGCTACTGAAGTACTGTCATCAGTTAGAGAAAATGCATCTACCATATTGGCAGCAGTTATTTGTTTTTGTAACTCTGGACTAAATTCTACGTTATTAAATAAACCATAAGATTTACTTAAATTGCCTAGCATTGCTGTAAGTTCTTTATTAGTAGCTAACGCACCTGTTTCTGGATTTGTTCCTAACGTTCCAGCTTTAGCTCTTGCATTTAATTCCTTAACTACTTCGCCTTTTTGGTAAGCACTTCCTACTCCTAAAATTGTACTAAGACCAGTTGGTGCTAACGCAGTAAAAAGACCTGCTGCTACTCTAGTTCCTATTGAAGGATTTAATACACCACTTAAATCTGCTACAGATGCTGTACCAATATCAAATCTATTAGCCTCTATATTTCCATCTCTGTTGCCACCACCGCCACCATTCATTGCAGAGGTAGTAGTGCCTCCATCAGTGCCGTCTCCAGTACCTGAATCTTCACCAGAGTCTCCACCACCTGAATCATCTCCAGTACCAGTGCCATAGCCTGTCATTTCTGTAATAGGCGTAGCTAAATTAGCAGTTAAGTCTGCACCTGCAGTACTAGTGCTAGTTATTTTAGTATACTCATATTTAACTTTATAAGTTCCAGTACTTGCATCCTGAACCATAACTTGTTTATAGGTAGGTATTCTACCTGTGGTTGGATCTACTAAGGGTGGGGTATCGTATTGTGCCATAATTATTTAAAAAAGTTTCTAGATTTATTATCCTTCTTGAGTTGTTCCTCTAGGGACAGCAGCCGTCTGAGCGAACTGATCTTCCCCTGGTTGCGGTATACTTCCTGTTCCGATGTTGCCACCTCCAACTCCAGTTGCGTCTGTCGGATTTGCCCCTGGAGGTATTCCTTGAGCAGCTCCCATGTCTCCTTGTGGGCCACTAGGGCCTTGAGCTTGTTGATTTCCATTTGTCATCCCCATTATTTTAGCAAAAATTTGTGCATTCTCTGGATCATTAATTAATTGATCTGGATCTATGTCTAAAGATTTTGCAATTTCTTTTAATATTGAATGCCATCTTACAAACGGTGCAATATTAGGATTATTAGCAGTTTGCATAAATGTCATTAGTCTTTGTGATCTTACTTCTTTTTGCATTAGAGAAGATGTTCCTCTTGCTTTAACTTCTAGATCACCTTTAATTGGTTCTACATTTGCATTAAATTGCATATTCCATGCATACAGCGTATCTCCAAGGGGCTTTAATAAATAGTCATCTACATTTTTAACTACAGTTTTAATACTTAATGCAGCTGCACCCATTAACATAGACATACCAGCAGCAGTTCTAGTAGTAGATTGTACTCCTGTTGCTCCATGTGAATATGATGGTATACCTGTTGACTCATCAGCTAATTGTCTAAACTTGTCAAACATCATTAAGTTTTCTTGTGCAGTATTAGGAAACTTTAATCCATTAATTGCTGTTCCTGTTATGCCAGACTGTCGTCTAAATATCTTACCAGGATATATACTCATGTCTTGTCCCGGTACTAATTGAGTTTCATCTATATCAAATACTAAATTACCAGCTAACGCTAAGTTGTCAATAGCCATTCTTGCATGACCATTCATAACCATTTGTGCATCTTCCATATTTTCTGGTATACCTACACCAAAGAATTGATATGGGTTTATCTCATATGGACACACATGAAACGGTAAACGTTCTGGTGTAAATGGATTTAACACTAGTCTTAGTACTTGATTATTACATATCCATGCATTAATCTGCACTTCATCTAAATCATTCATACTGTCATCTAGCTCTATACCAGCTTCTTCTGCAAGTGCTTTATCCATTGAGCCCCAGTATTCATAGATCTCAAATCTTTTCTTTTTAAGGTCGTCTACATTTTCTCTATCTAATAACGATGTTTCAAAGCCACGAACTTCGTAGTTTTCTCCCATTGATAAACATTCAGAGATTGCTTTCTTTCTAAAGAAAGGACGATTCTTTAAGTTTCTTAACTGTGTTCTATTTAATGAATGTCGTTGTATTACATAGTCACAATCTTCTATGCTAGTAGCATCAGGGTCTGGGTAAAAATCCCAAACGCTAACTGCCTCTAACTTAGGAACAGTTTTAGCTTTAGGGTTATACATGGTTTCCCCAGTCTCTTCATCTGTATCCCATGCATGTAAAACTTCATCATGAGTGAAAGGGCCTTTTAATACACCAGTACCAAGTAAAACCATTTCAAACAATACATGCCGTAGCATAGTAATTGCAGAAGTACCTTCTAGTTGATCGTGTATTAATTTTTCTAATCTTTCAGCGGCTTGCCTAGCTGGTTGTATTTGTGGTATCTGTGGTGATGTTGGTGAAGCTCCTTCAACAAAATCAATCCCTTCATACTCACTAGATAATCCTCTAAGCAAATCAGCAGTAGTAGTTCCCGGTTCCATTTCTTTACCGTCACCAGGATATCCATAAAGATCTACACCATCATTTTCTTCTGGCTCTGCTTTCTCTCCATCTTGTTTTACTCTAGCATATTCTGCTATACCTTCAGGTACATCTGTATGCTCTATTCCAATTGGAAATTTTCCAGCAGAAAATAAAACTTCAATGAGTTGTCCAAAAGCAGCTAGTACTTTAGTCTTTGTTATCTTAACAAAAACTCTAGACTTTTCTTTCTCTGTAAAAGCCATATCAGAACCATAGATTCCTCTATAGTTTCTATAGGCTCGTAACCATCTACTTTCATCAAATAGTCTGGAGTCTTCAGATTTTAGAAATCTACCTTTAATTAAACCTTGAAGATCTGAAAACTCTTGATCGTAGGGTTTATTATCTTCTGGCTCGTCTAATCCTAATATATCATCAGTTGGATTCTCTATATCAGCCATGTATTATTTTCCTAGTTTTTAGTAGTCGCGTTCGTCAGCCATAGAAAATACTTTTCCGTCAACCATATTAGATTTTACTTTAGGTGCGTCTTCGTTTTTTCCGCCTTCTTCAACAGCAGGCATATTGTTAGCAGGTCTATTTAGACTAGTATTTGTCTCATCAAGATCGCCTTGTTTATATTTTTTCATGATATCCATGTTATTTCTCCTTAGTTTTTGTTTTGGTTATGGCCTCTTGCATAAATTTAAGAAGCCATGGGTTGTCTCTTATAACTGTATGATATATATTAGCTAAATTATTCACTACAGTTTCTTCTTTGTCATCATCTGCAAGAGGATTTTCTTTTTGTGTCAATCCACTTACATATACACAAGCATGAAAAATCTCATGGATTACTGTGTTTAACAGATCATGAGGTTCTAATCCTGCATTTATTTGTATGGCATTCTCACGTTGTAAGTATTGACCATAACAATCTGTTAGATTATCTTTTTTAAAGTCAGGATTTTCTACCTTAATAATAAGATCTTGAAAGCCTACTCTTAATTTTTTATTGTCTATATCCATTAATATCCAAATACTCTATCTGCTGGTTTAAAATGTGTGTGCTTATTAAAGCCATCAAAACCATCGCGTTCTGTGTTAATGGGACGAGACATACAACCGTAACGTAATGCATCATATGCATGATCTTCTGTGTGTGTATCAACATCTTCTGGATTGTTTTTATCACACGGTAGTAGAGGTAGTGTTCGTATTAAATTTATACAGTTATCAAAAATAAATAAAGAAGGTTTTTTTTCGTTACCCTTATCTCTAACTGAAAATCGTTTATGTAATTCTAACTTACCATTTATACGACTTCTTGGTGATCTATCAGATGGTCGCCATCTGCATCCTGCAGTTATCATTGTCTCTGCTATACTTGGTCCTACATCACCTCGTTTTGCCCAAGTACTAGAATCTAGTATGCCATATCGAATATACTCACCACGTTCCATGTCTAGTACCTGACGTGCAAATATATCTGCTACAACTTTTTGTGTGTATAACTCTCGGTATATCCAAAGGTTATTGTCAAAGTCTATAGCAAACCATAGTACACATGCAGGAGATGAATAACCCCAGTCACAAGATCTAAACTTATGCCAGTTTCTAGGTATGTCAAATGGTTTAACTACATGGACTGCTCTATTAAACTCTGGAAAAGCAGCATCCTCGTAAGCTCCCCAATCTCCTTCTAGAAATTGTTTTCTCTGCACTTCAGGCAAAGAAGCTAACATAATATAATAATCCTCGGTTTGCATTAAGTAAGGATTATCTTGTAACTTAGCTGGTATAAATCTTCTAGTTATAGATCTATTGCCAACTGGCGTTTGAATATCTAATGAGAATCTTGTATTGGGTACAGCTGGGTCAACAAACATTTCTTTAACCCAAGTTGATCCAACGTTTCCAGGATTACCAGTAGCTCTCATAAATACTGGTATGTCAGGATCTACTGACCTAAGAGACGATCTTAAAAAGTTGTAGATATCTGGATTAGGATACTGTGGTAGTTCATCAATTCCAATCCATGTATAAGACTGACCTTGATATCTAAGTGCGTCAGTAGTATTTTCAGCATATCCAAATTCTATTTTTGCCCCTGATGGAAATCTCCATTCTTTTTCTTGCTCTCTCCATTTAGCTCCAGGATAAGCCTTTGGGTACAGTTGCTGTGAATGATTAATTAAATCTCTTAACTCTGGCATAGAACGTCTAAGTAATAGACATCTATGTTTTTGTTTATCACAATAACGTAGTGGATCAATAAGCATTGCATAAGACTTACCACCACCTCTTGCACCACCATAAAATACTTCTCGCTCTGATGCAGCTAAGAACTGAGTTTGAGGACCTTCGTTAGCTTCAAATATAACCTCTCGTTCTTGTACTGCCTTCTTTACATTGGGCGGTACTATAGCTAGATCATCTTCAACAATTATATTTTGTTTATTATCTAGTGCACCATCAACTTTTTTAATAGCTTCTTTTTTAGTCTTTAACTTCTTTTGTGCATTATGATAATCGTCTTTAGCTTTCTGTACTTGTTTAGCTATATCACTAATGCTAGCTTTAGCTGATCGTTTAGCTTTGGCTATAGTTTTCTTTTTCTTTTTAGGTGGTTCGACATCATTCATTTCTTGACAGCACCTTCCGTAAGCCAGGAGCAGATATATATCTACCCGTTTTTCTTTCCATCCAACCAGCAACTTCTCGATAGGAACAACTTTTAATATATTGTTTTGCTTGCTCTATAGCTTCGAGTTCCTCTTGGATCGGCTCTAATAACTTTTCATCTTGTTCACTTACTTTGTAGCCAAATGGAACAGTTCTTGCAATTCTTTTTCTAAGACCTAGACTCATTGTTTCGTTTCCCATATAACATTGTCCACGACCAACTATGTATTTTTCCTGACCAAATA